AGCCACATCAAAGTTGTTGGCACTGATGACCGTTTCCGGAGTCGTGGTGTTATAGGCTGATCCTGAGTTCTGGCGCGGGACTAGCTGCATAAAGACTTGTGGGGAGTTAACCGTAGAGCCGTTAAATGACACATCCGGCAGCATTCTCCAGACAAAGGCGAAGTGATCCCCATCCCCAATATCGAAGTCCGAGGAACTGATGTAGGCTTCTATGGCTACTGCTACAGGTCTGGAGCCGTCATCTACCCCGTTTTCATGGAACATGACCTGATTTGGCACATAGAAAGGTGCCGGGGTGAACTGGGTGTGGGTGGCCGCAGTTGTCCCCATAGCCCCACGAATGCATCCAGACAGGGTGTTTCCTGAGTTGGCGGTGTAAGTAATGATCTCCGAGTCGATCTGAAAAGTCCCAGAAGCTGGATAGGAGAAGGTATCTATCAAAGAAATGCTCGTATCCGTAGCTGTCAGGGTCTCGTTTAAGTAGCTGTTTTGGACACTGAAAGCTGCCATCGGGAAGGGACGCAAAGCACTATCCAACCATGCCGTCCGGTTCATGGAGCCGTAATACCAGATTTTCTCCAGATAGTTGTAGATGATGTAGCTGTCGTTGACATCGCTTCCATAGGACGGATAGTGCCACCAGACCTCGTTATAGGCCTCATTAGACCCTACTGTGACTTGGTAAGCCTGAGACTGGTTGAGGTTCCCAAAGACGTACTGGCGCAGCGTACAGGGCAGCGTAGCCACCGTACCAGAGTAGGCGTAGAACTTATCCATCCCCATCCAGTAGGTCACGTTATTGACCGTAATAGCCGAATGAGGAGACATGATGGACAGATTGCCTTCGATCAGATTGAACCCCCAAACGTAGGGTGGCCCAAGATATTGGCAAACAAATAGCGCAGTATCGGTAAAGATCAGGTTTTCTTGCCGTCCGTGCAGGGCAGTGACAATCGTCGAGCCGTTGGAAAGCCTCAGTTCTCCTGATTGGTTCGATGCGGTAGGCACCCAGTCGTAGGGGTTTTCTTGGTCAGACCACCTCACCACCATCGGGTCAAAAGTTGTTGGGCTTCCAGACTCAGCCGGATCGTATGGGTTAGAACCCATTGCCATGACAAACCGCTGCAACGGGGAAACGAACACTTGCAGGGTCTGGGTTGGAACAAAAGTACCCGAAGAATACCCAGCAGACGAAGCTAGGCTTTTCAGGGTCACACACGCAGGGTATGCCGAAGTATCTTTAGCCCAGTAGTAAATGACACCATTGCGCGGTGCAGCAAGCATATCCTGACCGAAGTTGTCCAAAGACCATAGGCGAAGTTGTTGACCTATCCCTACGGTAGTACCAGAACCCCAAGTTCCACGCCCCCAAGTACCCGCACCCCAGCCCACACCTTGCGTGTAAACAGCGTTACCAGCATTGATCTGGTAGTGAGCCGTTACTCCTGAACCGCCGCCCGTAGCGGAGGACGAGGCTGCTGTAGGGCTGATGATGGTGTAAGTATTGCCATCTGGCACGGTAATGATTTCAAAAGCACCCACAATAGTCAGCCCACCTACTGCTGTAGCCCCGGCAAAAGTTACGTAAGTTCCGGCAGTGATTCCATGCCCAGAAGCGGCGATTGTGACGGACTTGCTGCCCAAAACAGTTGTAATGGGGTTCGCGCCAAGACTTGTAGCAGAAGCCGTAGCCAGCGGGGTAACATCGTAGTAGCTACCGCCGTTCTCAACGTACAGCTTCTGGTTGGTTCCTACACCGTTTAAATTACTCCCATCCAGCGCAACCCAGTTCCAGATCGTCCTAGCCACACCGTTGTAGGTGTAAACAGTGGGATTGGAAATACTCTGCCAGCCGCCCAGTTTTTCCGGATACCCAGAGCGAAAGCGAACTTTGTCGCATTGAAAGAAGCCACCCTCGTTGGAGTAGTTGGTTCCTTCCCTGTTAATTCCCGGACGGTATTGGAGTTTCTGGAGCATGGCTACCTACTTAAAAGGTCTAAAACCAGTTTTATCAATGATCAGCTTAGAGCCTCTCGGCTTGGCTTCTGTGTTAGGGATACTGATGTGTGTCCAAGAATCAAACTCCAGAATGATCTGGTCGTAAGGTAGTTTAGACGCAATACACGCCTCAACAACTTGCCTTGGAGTCATCCCCGGCACCCGGAAGTCAGCCGCACAACCAAGCCGGTGCTGGCTAGTATCCTTAGACCCTACGGCATCATTTACCGCTTTGGAACGATACGCCGAGTTGATCATGATGGGCCTACCACCTAGCACTTTTTTCACCTCCTCCAGAAACAACGCCAGCCTGTTTAAATTGGCTAAAGCCACCGCATCCGGGGTGTTATCCAGAGTACGGTGGTTGGTGTGCGTTAGTTCCTCAAGAGTGAAATGTTGGCTAAGGTTCATTTTGACCTACTTGAATTCCGGCCAATAAACCAATAAATCCACCCACAATTGTCTGGAAAGCTGGGGCGATTAGTTTAAATATCTCGGTGTTATCAACAAGCGGATCAAACAAGCCAACGCACATCACCCCCACCATTGATAGCAGGATCAGGCAAAGAGTTACGCTCACCATCACAATTACTGCAACGAGCGTTTTTTCTTTCACTTGTTACCCGGATCAGCCCTGACTGCACCGCCAACACCAAGCGCAGCAGCCAACCCTTGTACAAGCAGTTGATATTGCGGGGGCGCGAAGGTCGAAGCAACCATGAAAATCACGCCCATTCCGGCCATCGTACTCGGTTCACCAAAACGTTTTCTGAGCCAGCCCATGTCAATCTCCTTTTTTCTTCATACCTATAATTTTCTCTAGCGTTCTGCCGCCAAAGTAAAAACTCATTATCAACATACCCCACTGTCCTAGCAATTGGACATACTCTGAATTAACTTCAACCTTTGCCGCCGACAACCCAGCAAATACAAAATACCCAGACAAAATAGCAATTAACGTCATAGGGCGAATGTTTTTGGATAGCCAAGAATCACTACCCATATCCGCTTTTAACCTATCGGTCAGTTCGTGCTGCTCTGCAACTTCAGCGTTAAGTTGGGCAAGTTCTCCGTTCTGTTGCATCTCCAACAGTTTTAGCTTTGCCTGTTCAGCCTGAGCGGGATCGGGAAAGAACTTGTCTACCAGCTTGCTGCCTATGTCCAGTATCGCGCCAAGGGGGAACATTATTTGTCAGCCTTGTTATCCAACTTATCATAGATGCCTTTCAGCATCGCCTTGATCTCACCAATGTCACGGTGGTAATCATCTTTGCGGATGTACTTGTCAGGCATTTGCTTTACGTCATCGTCCAACTTATCCAGAGATTTCATAATCCTATTCAGAATCCAACCGCCCATGAATCCGGCCAGTGCAATTCCCGCATTGATAAACGATTGGGCTTCCATTTCTTATTCTTTCTTATCCAAAGACATTTACGTAAATGCCCCATTTAGTGGGGTCAATACTGGCGCGGTTCCCAGTTCCAGTTGCTGGCATAAGTGTAAGTGGTATTGCATTATTGGTTGGCAATATAACCACTGTAGTTGTGGTTACTTTTATGTTTATACCGCCGCCCGTGGAATCGTTAGCCATTGGGTATATTGCTACTTCATCACCTGACGAATAACCCAAATCAGTTGAAAGGCACACCAGCATTGCTTGAGTCATAACCGGAACATGACCAAATCCATGCGTATAGCTTGTGGCTCCACCAACCCCACTGTAAGTACTAAGAGTTGTTTGCCCAGTTGTATAAATCTGCGACATCCCCAGCGCACCATATAGCCCACCCGGAGTCACATAGGTTGTGGTGCTGGTTCCGGTTTTGGTAACGGCAGTTGAGGCGGCGGATGGGACAGAGGCAGGGGCTGCTGAAGTCCACGAAGTCCCATTGGAAGTCAGGACGTTTCCGTTTGTGCTGGGGGATACAGAACTGAACCCTGTACCACCACCATTACCTACGATAGCTGCATTGGCTGTAGTGGACGTAGCACCTGTGCCGCCTTGGGCAACTGAGAGAGGTGTAGTCAAACCCGTCAGAGAAGTGATATCTCCGTTAGCACCCAGAACCGCTGCACTCAAAGCCGCTCTAGCTGCCGCAGCAGACGTAGCACCCGTACCACCAGACGCAATGGGAAGAGCCGCACCAAGGGTCAGAGAAGGAATGTAACTCAGTGCATTCACGATGTCGGTGCCGTTACTCACCAAAAATATTTTGGCCGCAGCGGGAACAGATACGCCTGTCTGACCTGATACCTTGACCGTGACCTGACCGGCTGTGTTGTTGTAAACCAGATACAGCTTCTTGTTGGCTGGAACGATAAGGTTGGTAGAAGCACCACCCGTCCCCGTCAGTTCAAGAAACATATTTCTGGCTACACCAGTTGTGCCATTGGGGATCGTAATTGTTGTGTCCGTACCAGTAACTACGGCTTGGGTTGCGTATCCGCTAATGGCCTGTTCCAGCAAAGTGCCGAGGTTGACATTAGTGGTTGCACCCCATGTTCCTGACTGATCCCCAGTACCGATCAATTCAAGGGCGAGGTTTGTGCTGTAAGTAGAGGACATTTGCTACTCCGGTTTTACCTGCGGTTGTGCTTGCGCCTGAATCTTGGCGATCAGGTCTTTGACTTGGATGTAGGGCATATTCCCCAGCGCATTCAGGATGCCGTTGACTTCGTTCAGTTCAAGTTTCAGTTCGATCATTTTGCTTCTAGCGCAGCTTTAAAATCAGCAACAATTTTAGGAGTCCAAACAACATTGCAAATTGCAATCACATTATCTGGCTTTCCAGTTAGATTTTGCCCCGGATAAACTGGAGTGCGGTGGTATGTTTTACTCAGTTCAACACCGTTTTCAAGAACAAGTGTTGCTTCACGAAAAATAACAATTCCGTTATTTTCAACGGTGATTTGATCTACTGATACAGTTTTAGTTAATGACATTTAAATATCCTAGTGTCTGCCCTGAAAAATCTATTCAAGGTAATTAAGTTGCAACAAAATAAAATCCAGAAAAATCAATTCGTACACCTGCACCGGTTGCAATGAAATTACCAACAAAAAATCTGCTATTAACAAAATCAGGCGCGTTTTGAACACCAGAATAATCGCTACCTTGCAAATTTTGGGTTGAATCATTATTTCTCATACTGGCAATTCCATTAGGCACTGCTAATCCAACATAAGGAAGACCATCTATTATTGCGCTTGCACTCCATGTTATAGATGTAGCAGCAGAAACAAATGCGGCAAAATAGACTATGTTTCCTATTTTTGTATATTTTCCGCTGTTAGTTTGAGCACCAACAACCGTCATGTTTACTATTACTGGAGTCCAAGTGCCTTCTTCGTAGTCATCCAGCGTATTCGCATTTGCTGAAGCGTTCTGTGTTGCAGGAAACTTAATCTGCCCAGCACTCGCACCAGAAATATCCAGCAGTGCCAGCGGCGAGATCGCACCCGTAGCACTCAGCGTCCCAGTGACACTTAATCCACCACTTGTAAGTCTCACCACCTCAGTAGCTGCACTATTAATGACACCACCGGCAGAGTTTGCAATTGCAAAACTCAATACGCTTCCAGCAAAATCTCCACTATTAATTACCCAGTTCTTGTTTCCAGAAGCAACGCTTGCACCAGAAAACCACAATGAAGCCGCGTTATTTCCACCAGCATTGTTAAGTTGCAGTTGACCGTTTGTACTGCTTCCAATAACAGCAGTGCTGGTTGTACTCAGCGTCCCAGTAATCGCCTGATTACCGACAAAAGTATTCGCCCCAAGCGTTGCCAGCGTTGCCGTTGCACTGGGCAGGGTGATGACTGCCGTGACCGCATCGACGGGGGTCAGTGTTGCAGAGCCTGATGTGGCTCCGGTGAGTACGAGGGTTCCCATTATTTTGTCTCCAGTGCGGCGA